TTGAGCCAACATACGTCCACAACTCATCTGTTTCTAACCGCCAATAATGAGTTTTTATGGGCTTCAAATCATAATGACTATTTGTTAGAACGCTCAAAACTTTGCCAACGCTAACCAACAAAAAAGCACTGACATAATGGTGATGGGATACATCGATGGAGAGTACGGAGCGGAAATTTATTGCCTTGCGCCAAAACTCGATCAGGCTAACATTGTATTTGAAGAAAATTTTCACGAAATGTTAAAAGCGGAAGAAGAACTCATGGAAATATCTCGCAAACGGAGAAGAGATATTTACGTATCCGAAACAAACACAATCATAAAACCCATAGCCTTCAATTACAAAAAAGCGGATGGTTACAACCCTCACTCAGTAATCAATGACGAACTTGCGCAATGGCCTGCCTGTACGGGACTTAGGCAATACAGCGTTATGGATTCGGCATTTGGGGCAAGAAAACAACCCTTAATGATATCTATAACCACCGCCGGAGACGTGAACGACGGCATATTTGATGAACTCTTCGCACGCTCTACAAGGTTTCTGGAAGGCGGAAGCAAAGAAAAGAGACTTCTGCCCTTCATCTACATGATTGATGACGCTGAAAAATGGAATGATCTAATTGAATTAAAAAAAGCTAACCCTAATATGGGCGTTTCGGTTTTTGAAAAAAAATTCAAAGAAGATATTGTAGTCGCTGAGAATTCTTATCCCAAAAAAACGGAATTCCTTATGAAACATTGTAACATCAAACAGAATTCAAGCGTCGCATGGCTTGATTATGTCACCGTTGAAAAAGCAAGCAAGGCAGGCGAAGGCGTAACTCTTGCTGATTTTAAAGGACATTACGCCGTGGGAGGCATTGACCTATCTCAGTATACAGATTTAACAGCGGCAAGCGTGATAATTCAAAGCGAATGTAAACTGTACATCTTTGCGCAATTCTTTGCTCCTGCCGAGAAAATAGAGGAACTACAACAGCGCGACGGTGTGCCGTATGGTATCTTCGTCCAAAAAGGAATATTGACGCCGAGCGGCGGAAACAAAGTAAACTCTAAAGATGTCTTAGAATGGTTTTTAATGCTGGAAAAAGAATATAAGCTTTATATTCAAAAAATAGGATACGATCGAAATATGATAGCTTATTTAATTGATGAACTGGAAGATCAGGGTTTCCAAACTGACGATGTAAACCAGGGGCCAAACTTAACACCCGTCATCCATGAATTTGAAGGAATCATAAAAGATGGAGATCTTGCCATTGTCAACAACAACCTGCTTACATCTCATTTCTTAAACACAGCACTAAAGCAAAACCTGGAAAAACGAACCGCATACCCTGTCAAAATCGAACAACGGGCAAAAATAGACGGTCTTATTTCGGTAATTTGCGCCATGACAGTTAGGCAAAAATACTGGAATGAACTTGGCAGATACTTGGGAAATGAAAATCGAAAAAAAGGAGAAGGTTAGCATATGTGGCTTTTTTCAAAAATATTCAAAAACCCCAAGCAACAAGAAGTATACAAATACTTTGAGGGGCTTTCTTCTTATGTGCCGGCGTTTACTACATTCAATGGAGGCGTGTACGAAATGGAACTGACAAGGGCAGCCATACACGCATTCGCCAACGCATGTAGCAAGCTAAAGCCGGAAGTGCATGGATCGGCCTACGAAAACTTAAAAAATATATTGCAATTTCAGCCCAACCCCTATATGAACACCAGCAGGTTTCTGTACAGGCTCGCCACCATGTTTTCAATCAAAAACAATGCCTTCGTTGCTCCCATGCTCGACGAAGGCGGAAGAATTGCACAGGGTACTACCCGGTACTTCCTGGCGACGCCGAGATACTGGAGGTAAGCGGATCAACCTATATACGCTTCACGTTTGCCGGTGGGGAGCGGGCGGCCATTGAATAAACACAGCAGAAGCTTTTGGTATATATAATCGACGTGGAGCAAACGGATCTCGGCGTATGCCTACCCCTCAAGTTGTAGTTGATGGCTGGATGAACTCACAAGGTCATAGAAGTAATATTCTTAGAGAGGGTATATCCTATATTGGTGTAGGTTCACATCTTGATCCAACTCCAAATAATGGCATATTCCATTATCAAATGTTTAGGTAATAAAACGAATTACACTTGCATTGAGTGTGAATGTGATATTTTTCTATAAAAGCCTCTGATAACAGAGGTTTTTTTGATGCTTTTATATTGGGAGGAGACTAACCGTGTTTTCAAATTTATTTGCTAAATACTCTATATTCATAATACTGTTGTACTTCATGTTTGTGGACAATGTGAGTGTTAGCTATGCTAATGACGGACAACAGACTACTGAAACAAACACGATAGAGATTATGGTTCCGTTTTACATCCCTTCACTAGATTTGAGAGGGTATGATTTAAACTTTTTTGAAGTAGAGCAATGGTTTCTGGACGAAATTAACAGTCACAGAGATACACCCTTACGAACTTTACGTACCTGCAACGGTTATTGCAATTGAGCATAGTTTAGACATGCGTGATAACGATTTTGGGCGTAATGCTGCCTCTGACGGAAGAACTCATCAACAAAGACACGATAGATGGATGGGAGTAAACAGAACCAGAGTAACATCCAGCCATTCTTCAAGTCATTGGGTTGAAGGTGAATTAGCTCAACGACATGTACAAGAAATTATAGATTCAATATTAGCCAATGAATTAACTCATTATTTTGTAATGAACCCAACGTATTACTATATTGGCATTGGGTTTGGCATTCAGTCCAATGGTAGAGTTAGGCTCAGTATAACTATGGTATCACTCCCAAATGAACGAGTATACCATAGATCAAGAACAACCTGAGCAAAGGACAGAACACCGTCAAAGCGAACTTGAAAGGATAAGGCAGAAACGTGGTTGGGTTGAGGATAAAAGATGACTGAATAAACAGTTATCTTTTTTGATTAAATTGAGTATTAGCCAAAAGGCTTTTACAGCATAAGAACGGCGTGTACAACCGTATAAGCGCAGGTACCTCTTTCCCTGCGCTTTTTCTTATGCCATAAAAACAGCAGGAAATTTCTAAAAAATACAGGTAATACGTCAGGAGGACGAGGAAATGTCAATAAACAAACTTGTAAAAATTCACCACAATGATGTTTTTACAGACAGCATGATTATTTCAGTCGAAAGTAAAAATGCACATGAATCTATTGTACGTCATATCAACAATCATAAAGATAAATTTCAGCGAATGGGGAAATTGAGAACCTCCGATTTTAAATCGGGAGTTAGCGGCCCAGCAACTACCGTTTATCTATTGAACGAACCCCAATCAAGCTTCTTAATTACTTTATTGAGAAATTCGGACAAGGTTGTAGATTTTAAGTTCGCACTGGTAAATGAATTTTACAGAACGCGCCTCTTGTTAATGGAAAAGCAAACCGCTGACTGGCAATCAGCACGGGTCAAAGGAAAAGAAAGCCGCTTAGGCACGACTGACATTATTAGAGATAAACTTATTCCTCTTGCAATTCAGCAGGGCAGTACAAATTACAGTAAGTTTTATTTGACATATACTAAGCTAGTAAATAGTACGTTAAAGATTAACAGCGAAATGCGTGATTATTTACCATATCATTATCTTATGGCAATAGATATGCTGGAACGCATAATTGAAAACGTCATTGCCGCAGAAGTAGAAAAAGGAACACATTACAAAGAAATATACCAGATTTGCAAAGCAAAATGTCAGATGGCCGCAGATTTATCATTTTTGCCAAAATTGGAGTTACTGTCATAAATACAATTTTAGCAGACGGATATGTCTGTTTTTTTATTGCTTGAAAGGGGTGTTACCCATGTAAAATATGATATTTTTTGAATCAAATTATAAAAACCCATTACAAAAAACAAATAAGGAGGCAACATGAGAAAGTTGACAAGAAATAAGTTAAAGCCTATTATGGCACTGTTTTTAGCTTTTTTAACTATGTTTGGTGCAATACCAACAGAGGTACTTGCTAACGCCACCGTTACACCAGCGGATGCAAACTATACCACGACAGCGAAGCCTTTTACTACCACTATTTTAGGTGAAGAGGTGAAGGTTACTGCTACAGGTATAGTCATAGTTGAAATTGACGGGGAAGAAGTAACCTTAGATATTCCAAGATATATTCATATAGATGGGATACCTGTAGCATTGGATGATGGTAGGATAATAAATATAGTGCCTGTTGTTGAAGATATTGCCGCTTTTTCTCCAATGACTAGGGCAGCGATTGACCCAAGTGCAGATTTAATAGTTGCATTCTCCGGGCATCCTGATGGAAGTATAGCAGATCAATCCGTTATTGCTGGTTGGACACCAAATGCTACTGTACAATATAATGCCGGGGGCGGAAACGTAAATTTAAGTGCTTTGCGCTATATTGTAGTAATACAGGAAAGAGGCGTTACTTTAGAGCTTGAAGGGTTTTGCGTACAACCTAACTTGCCCGGCCCCGAAAGTCGTAGCTCTAACACAAACTATTCCATCACCGGACTTTCTCCGTGGCCTAGTGGAGTAGCTACAGCGTTAAGTAATGGCGCACCAATAAATCCATATCTTTCTGATCGGACATTAAATTCTGATGCAGATATTATGTGGAACGTCTATACTACTCGAACCGCTGTAGCAAGAGCCGCAAATCCGGGCTGGATATTTAACATGGATCAGACAACCCAGAACCAAGTAAATGCTATCCAAAACGGAACTATTAACCCTAACTTTAATGATACCAAGCCAGCAATTACGGTTAATGGCGAAAGGCAAGCCAATGCGTCAGGCAATACTCCAGATTCACCAGCGTTTAATGTTACTTTTAACCGAAGAACCAACCGAGACGAAAACCCTTTCACCTTTAGATGGGCTGATGTTCCGGCAGGTGGGGCAACTTTACTTGTTAATGGCAGAGAGTATACAGCCCCGGCTATTCCTACAGATGTGTTTGAGAGTGCTACAAATTTTCAGATAAGGGTATACGAGCAGAATCAAACAGCCCGTGTAGAACTTGTAGGAGTACTCAATCAGTGGGCAGGTACAGTGTTTAGAGCGCAAAACCTTAACAATCCAACCGGGTATCAAGATATAGTTTTCTATATCCCCGGTATGATAGCCAGTGTAGCATATAATTGGAGTGATGTTCCTGTCACAACTCCACCAGTAACTACTCCACCAACGACTGAGTCACCAACAACCGAACCGCCTACCACACAACCGCCAACAACTACACCGCCTACGCCACCACCACCAGATCCACCAGAACGTCCCCCGGTAAGAATCCAAAAAATAGATGCCCTAACCCGCGAGAACATCCCGGGGGCATTAATGAGGCTTCGGGGCATGAGCAGCCATCAAGCCGTTACCGGAGACGGTCAACTTTGGGAGCTTGATAATACCGGGATCAACGTATCGCAAGTTCTTACAGCCGGGGCTACCACAGCCGTACCGGGTGATATTGTAAGCACTGTAATAGACGGCGTTTGGACACTTGAAGGGCTTCCGTTCGGCTTTTATATAGTAGAAGAAGAACGCGCCCCGGAAGGCTATTCCCTGCTTCCTCAGCATACCTCATATGGGTTTTGGATCCTGCCGCCAAATGTTCTTATTGAAAGCCAGGACGAAGGTGTTTACGTCATAAACCAAGAAGAAAATGACAACCACATCCTGATCACGTTCGAGAATTACCCGTGGGGAGAAGTAGTAGTCTACAAACGTGCCGGAACCAACGCCGAAGGCGGTCAACTGCTGGAAGGTGCTACTTTCCGTATACAAGGCATGTCATACTGCGGCATCCCCATTGACAGAACTGCTACAACCGGTTCCGGCGGTTACGTTGTTTTCACTGATTTACCTGCCGGAAGCTACACTGTTACAGAAGTTTCAGCACCTCCGGGCTTTATGCTTGGCACTACTGTTAATGAATTGGTTTGGTCTGTTAGCGTAACGTGGGGTCAAAGAAGAGGCTCCTCAACACGCCCGGCATCAACTCATACTTTCTTTAACATTGAGAAATCATCTTTGGAAATCTTGAAAATATGCGGCGTTACCAATGAGCCTTTAGCAGGAGCCATCTTCCGCTTGGAAGATCCAACTACAGGCGAAACATGGGAAGCTATTTCTGACTCTGACGGTATCGCAACATTCGGCAGAACCGCCGGCGGTACAAATTCGTTATATCCAGGACGCACTCTAATCGTTCGGGAAATAGTAGCTCCAAGTGGTTTTGTTCTCCAAGGAGATGCAAGAGAAATTGTTCTTTCTCCCGGCAGTGACAACAGAATCACATGGAGAAATTACCGCAATCCGGGTTTAACAATAATAAAACAGGATCAGGATACAGGCGAACGCCTTGCAGGTGCTGAGCCTAGTTCCCCATGCCGCTAAGTTGCCTTTTGTGCCAAAAGGGAAAGTTTTTAGAATGAGATAACAAAGGCTTTCTCTGCTGGGAGAAGGAACTCACTAAATACATGAATTTACAATCGTTGCTCAAGGCAGCGGAAGCCCACTGCCAACAGACTTTCCATTATAGCACTTCCACATGTTATTAAAACAAAAATATGGAAAAGTGATATAATAAACAAATGAGAGCGATGACAAACGAAAAACGAGAATTAATAATTGAAGCGAAAAAGAGCAAAGAGCAAAGA